GTATTTTTCGGTGAGTTTGCGGATGGATTCCGCCTGAGTGGCAAAATCCATGCCTTTCCACTGGTGACGCTCAAGTATTCTGAATTTGCCACCGGCCACCACCGGCGGTGCCAGTACCACGCATCCGGCGCTGTCGCCACGGTGTGACGGGTCGTAACCAATCCATACCGGACGTGAGCCGAACGGATTGGCGGCAAACGGCGCATAGTCTTCCCATTCTTCCAGCGTGTCGACCATGCAGCGTTGCAGCTCCTCGAACGGGAACACTGACGCCTTGTCGTCAACAAATTCACACATGAACAGGTTTTTAAAATCGTCGGCGCTGTTTTCGCGTTTGAGCTGCTCAATGTCGAACAGCGTGCAGCCACCTTTCAGGGCGTCCTCAATGGTGACAATCTGCCGCCACTGGCCGTCCGCACAGAGAAGACCTCCGGCAAGGGCGTTATGACTGACGTCGATTTCCACGCGTTCGGCGGCGCTGGCGCGTCCCCGGTTGAACAGTTCACCCGACCAGAACGGGTAGGCGTCGTGCGCCAGCGTGGACGGGGTGGAGAAATAGGTCGAGCGCAGGTGACTCTGTGAGGCCATACCTGATGCCACCTTACGCAGTACCTGAAAATTCGGGATCCAGAAAATCTCGTCGACGTACAGGTCGCCGTTATGGCTCTGTGCGGTGTTGGAGTTGGTGCCGAGAAAAATCAGTTTTGCGCCGTTATTGCCCAGGACAATCGGGTCACCGGTCAGGTCAACGTCAACCAGCCGGGCAAAGGCGATGATGTATTCGCGGAACACATACGCCTGCGTTTTACTGGCCGACAGAAAAATCTGGTTATGGCCGGTTTTCAGGGCGCGCAGCAGCGCCTCGCGGGAAAAATAAAACGTCGCGCCAATCTGGCGGGATTTCAGGATATCGCGGATGCGGTGCTCAAGCCCGGCGCGATACCAGCGCAACTGATATTCGAAAGACTGCTCAAAGAAAATCTGCTCCAGCTTTTCGATGGCCTCGTCACTGAAAAAATTCTTTTTCGGTTTGCGACGCCCGCCTTTGTTGCGGTTAGCGACGTTCGGATTAAGGTCTGCCTCGTTGCCGGTCTGGCTGTAACGGTTGACCCGCGCCAGTCGTTCAATCTGGCGTCCGAGCAGGTCAATTTCCTTGAAGTCACCGCCGGTTTTCTGCGGTTTGATGATGAGCTGGGTCAGCCGCGCTTCCAGACTCATTTCGACACGGCTGATGGGAGCAACGCTGTCCCAGCCGTCGCGCTGTTTCCAGCTCTGCACCGTCGGGCGCTTCATCTGCAACATGGCGGCAATCTGCGGCACGGAAAATCCCTGCCAGTACAGCAGCGCCGCCTGACGACGCGGGTCGTGTAAAAGAGTGGTGTCTGTGGTGATGGTCATGAATACCTCGCCGTGATGAATACACGGCAAGGCTACTGAGTCGCGCCCCGCGATTCGCTAAGGTGCTGTTGTGTCAGTGATAAGCCATCCGGGACTGATGGCGGAGGATGCGCATCGTCGGGAAACTGATGCCGACATGTGACTCCTCTAATCACTATTCAGGACTCCTGACAATGGCAAAAAAAGTCTCAAAATTCTTTCGTATCGGCGTTGAGGGTGACACCTGTGACGGGCGTGTCATCAGTGCGCAGGATATTCAGGAAATGGCCGAAACCTTTGACCCGCGAGTCTATGGTTGCCGCATTAACCTGGAACATCTGCGCGGCATCCTGCCTGACGGTATTTTTAAGCGTTATGGCGATGTGGTCGAACTGAAGGCCGAAAAGATTGACGATGATTCGGCGCTGAAAGGCAAATGGGCGCTGTTTGCGAAAATCACCCCGACCGATGACCTTATCGCGATGAACAAGGCCGCGCAGAAGGTCTACACCTCAATGGAAATTCAGCCGAACTTTGCCAATACCGGCAAATGTTATCTGGTGGGTCTGGCCGTCACCGATGACCCGGCAAGCCTCGGCACGGAATACCTGGAATTCTGCCGCACGGCAAAACACAACCCTCTGAACCGCTTCAAATTAAGCCCTGAAAACCTGATTTCAGTGGCAACGCCCGTTGAGCTGGAATTTGAAGACCTGCCTGAAACCGTGTTCACCGCCCTGACCGAAAAGGTGAAATCCATTTTTGGCCGCAAACAGGCCAGCGATGACGCCCGTCTGAATGACGTGCATGAAGCGGTGACCGCTGTTGCTGAACATGTGCAGGAAAAACTGAGCGCCACTGAGCAGCGCCTCGCTGAGGTGGAAACCGCCTTTTCCGCACTTAAGCAGGAGGTGACTGACAGGGCGGATGAAACCAGTCAGGCATTCAGCCGCCTGAAAAACGGTCTCGACAACACCGAAAGTCTGACCCAGCAGCGCCGCAGCAAGGCCACCGGTGGTGGCGGTGACGCCCTGATGACGAACTGCTGACCGGCGTCAGTCAGTCCGGGAAAACCTTCACGATTAACCCTTAATTTCAGGAAAAACTATGCGCCAGGAAACCCGCTTTAAATTTAATGCCTACCTGTCCCGTGTTGCCGAACTGAACGGCATCGACGCCGGTGATGTGTCGAAAAAATTCACCGTTGAACCGTCGGTCACCCAGACCCTGATGAACACCATGCAGGAGTCCTCTGACTTTCTGACCCGCATCAACATTGTGCCGGTCAGCGAAATGAAAGGGGAAAAAATTGGTATTGGTGTCACCGGCTCCATCGCCAGCACCACCGACACCGCCGGTGGCACCGAGCGTCAGCCGAAGGACTTCTCGAAGCTGGCGTCAAACAAGTACGAATGCGACCAGATTAACTTCGATTTTTATATCCGCTACAAAACGCTTGACCTGTGGGCGCGTTATCAGGATTTCCAGCTCCGTATCCGTAACGCCATTATCAAACGCCAGTCCCTTGATTTCATCATGGCCGGTTTTAACGGCGTGAAGCGTGCCGAAACCTCTGACCGCAGCAGCAATCCGATGCTACAGGATGTGGCGGTCGGCTGGCTGCAGAAATACCGCAATGAAGCCCCGGCGCGCGTGATGAGCAAGGTACTGACGAGGAAGGCACACGACCTCTGAGGTCATCCGCGTGGGTAAGGGCGGTGATTATGCCAGCCTCGATGCACTGGTGATGGATGCGACCAACAACCTGATTGAGCCGTGGTATCAGGAAGACCCTGACCTTGTGGTGATTGTGGGGCGTCAGCTACTGGCGGACAAGTATTTCCCCATCGTAACAAGGAGCAGGACAACAGCGAGATGCTGGCCGCTGACGTATCATCAGCCAGAAACGCATCGGAACCTGCCGGCGTCGCGTCCCGTACTTCCCGGCGATGCGATGCTCATCACGAAGCTGGAAAACCTGTCCATCTACTACATGGATGACAGCCATCGCCGCGTGATTGAGGAAAACCCGAAACTCGACCGCGTGGAGAACTACGAGTCAATGAACATTGATTACGTGGTGGAGGACTACGCCGCCGGTTGTCTGGTGGAAAAAATTAAGGTCGGTGATTTCTCCACACCGGCTAAAGCGACCGCAGAGCCGGGAGCGTAACCGATGACGAGTCCCGCACAGCGTCACATGATGCGGGTCTCGGCAGCGATGACCGCGCAGCGGGAAGCCGCCCCGCTGCGACATGCAACTGTCTATGAGCAGATGCTGGTTAAGCTCGCCGCAGACCAGCGCACACTGAAAGCGATTTATTCAAAAGAGCTGAAGGCCGCGAAAAAACGCGAACTGCTGCCGTTCTGGTTGCCGTGGGTGAACGGCGTGCTGGAGCAGGGCAAAGGTGCACAGGATGACATTCTGATGACGGTCATGCTGTGGCGTCTGGATACCGGCGATATTGCCGGTGCGCTGGAGATTGCCCGTTATGCCCTGAAGTACGGTCTGACCATGCCGGGAAACACCGCCGCACCCCGCCGTACATGTTCACCGAGGAGGTGGCGCTGCGGCCATGCGGCTCACGCTGCCGGTGATCGTGGATCCCGCCTGCTGACGGACACCCTTGAACTGACTGCCACGGCAGACATGCCTGATGAAGTGCGCGCAAAGCTGCACAAAATCACCGGTCTGTTTCTGCGTGACGCCGGTGATGCCGCCGGTGCGCTGGCTCACCTGCAACGTGCGACACAGCTCGACTGTCAGGCAGGCGTCAAAAAAGAGATTGAACGACTGGAGCGGGAGCTGAAACCGAAGCCGGAGCCGCAGCCCAAAGCGGCCACTCGCGCCCCGCGTAAGACCCGGAGTGCGACCCCGGCAAAACGTGGACGCCCGAAAAAGAAAGCCAGTTAACAACCGAATGCGCCCCGCGCCAGGGCGGCACGCCGGTCAGTGAGGGTGAATCACCTGACACTGCACCGGCGTCCACCGCCCGACTTTTCTGAGGTAGTCATGATGACGCTGATTATTCCGCGAAAGGAGGCTCCCGTGTCCGGTGAGGGTACGGTGGTCATCCCGCAACCGGCAGGCGACGAGCCGGTGATTAAAAACACGTTCTTTTTTCCCGATATCGACCCGAAGCGCGTCCGGGAACGTATGCGCCTTGAGCAGACCGTCGCCCCCGCCCGTCTGCGTGAGGCCATCAAGTCAGGCATGGCGGAACGAATGCGGAGCTGTACGAGTACCGCGAACAGAAAATTGCCGCCGGTTTTACGCGTCTGGCTGACGTCCCGGCGGACGATATCGACGGTGAAAGCATCAAGGTTTTTTACTACGAGCGCGCCGTGTGTGCGATGGCGACCGCGTCGCTTTATGAGCGTTATCGCGGCGTGGATGCCAGTGCGAAAGGCGACAAGAAGGCCGACAGCATGACAGCACCATTGATGAACTGTGGCGGGATATGCGCTGGGCGGTGGCGCGCATCCAGGACAAGCCGCGCTGCATCGTGAGTCAAATCTGATGAAGACCTTTGCGCTACAGGGCGACACGCTCGACGCCATTTGTGTCCGGTATTACGGGCGCACTGAGGGCGTGGTTGAGACCGTGCTCGCCGCAAATCCGGGACTGGCTGAACTGGGTGCGGTGCTGCCACACGGCACCGCCGTCGAACTGCCCGACGTTCAGACCGCGCCCGTGGCTGAAACTGTCAATCTGTGGGAGTAACGCATGACAGCAGAAGAAAAAAGCGTCCTGTCGCTTTTCATGATTGGGGTGCTGATTGTTGTCGGCAAGGTGCTTGCCGGTGGTGAACCCATCACCCCGCGTCTGTTTATCGGGCGCATGTTGCTCGGTGGTTTTGTCTCGATGGTTGCCGGTGTTGTTCTGGTGCAGTTTCCTGACCTGTCACTGCCTGCGGTGTGCGGCATCGGCTCCATGCTGGGTATCGCCGGTTATCAGGTGATTGAGATTGCCATTCAGCGCCGCTTTAAGGGCAGGGGGAAACCGTAATGCCGGTAATTAACACGCATCAGAATATCGCCGCCTTTCTCGACATGCTGGCGGTGTCCGAAGGGACGGCGAACCATCCGCTGACGAAAAACCGGGGATATGACGTGATAGTCACCGGACTGGACGGAAAGCCGGAAATTTTCACCGACTACAGTGACCACCCGTTCGCGCATGGCCGACCGGCGAAGGTGTTTAACCGTCGCGGTGAAAAATCCACGGCTTCCGGTCGCTATCAGCAGCTTTACCTGTTCTGGCCGCATTACCGCAAACAGCTTGCCCTGCCGGATTTCAGTCCGTTGTCACAGGACAGACTCGCCATTCAGTTGATCCGCGAACGCGGTGCACTGGATGACATCCGGGCGGGACGCATTGAGCGCGCCATTTCACGCTGTCGCAATATCTGGGCGTCCCTGCCGGGTGCCGGTTACGGTCAGCGTGAGCATTCACTGGAAAAACTGGTCACCGTCTGGCGTACCGCCGGGGCGTACCGGCTTAAACGGAGTAAACACCATGAAGAAATTATCCCTTTCACTGATGCTGAACGTGTCGCTGGCGCTGATGCTGGCACTGTCCCTGATTTACCCGCAGAGCGTGGCCGTCAGTTTTGTCGCCACCTGGGCGATTCTGGTGACGGTTATCTGTGTGGTTGCCGGCGGTGTCGGCGTGTATGCCACGGAGTATGTACTTGAACGCTACGGGCGGGAGCTGCCGCCGGAATCGCTGGCCGTGAAGATTGTCACGTCGCTGTTTTTGCAGCCGGTGCCGTGGCGCAGACGGGCGGCGGCTCTGGTGGTGATGGTGGCGACATTTATCTCGCTGGTCGCTGCCGGGTGGATTTTTACCGCGCTGATTTATCTCGTGGCATCGGTGTTCTTCCGGCTGATACGTACGGCCTGCTGTCAGCGTTTTGAGGGGCGGGAACCATGTCAAAGCTGATGATTGTGCTGGTTGTGTTGTTATCACTGGCGGTGGCGGGGCTGTTTCTGGCGAAGCATGAAAACGCCAGCCTGCGCGCCTCGCTGGACAGGGCGAACAATGTCGCCAGCGGGCAGCAGACGACCATCACCATGCTGAAAAATCAGCTTCATGTTGCCCTCACCAGGGCAGACAAAAACGAGATGGCGCAGGTGGCACTGCGTCAGGAACTGGAGAACGCCGCGAAGCGTGAAGCACAGCGCGAGAAAACCATCACGAGGTTACTTAATGAAAACGAGGATTTCCGCCGCTGGTATGGCGCTGACCTGCCTGATGCTGTGCGCCGGTTGCACCAGCGCCCCGCCTGCACCGACGCCAGTGATTGTCCACAACGCCTGCCCGAAAGTGAGTCTTTGCCCGATGCCGGGCAGCGACCCAGAGACGAACGGTGATTTAAGTGCCGATATCCGGCAGCTTGAGAACGCGCTGGCGCGCTGTGCCAGCCAGGTAAAAATGATTAAACACTGTCAGGACGAAAACGATGCTCAAACCCGACAGCCTGCGCAGGGCGCTGACTGATGCCGTCACGGTGCTGAAAACCAGTCCAGAGATGCTGCGGATATTCGTGGATACGGGAGTATTGCCTCCACCTGGCGCGTCGTTGTCATTCGAAAAGCGTTACACGCTCAATGTATTGTGACCGACTTTACCGGTGATTTTGACCTGCTCATCGTGCCGGTGCTGGCGTGGCTGCGGGAAAATCAGCCCGACATCATGACCACCGACGCAGGTCAGAAAAAGGGCTTCACGTTTTATGCAGACATCAACAATGACAGCAGCTTTGATATCAGTATCAGCCTGATGCTGACCGAGCGCACGCTGGTCAGTGAGGTGGACGGCGCGCTGCATGTGAAGAATATCCCGGAACCTCCGCCGCCGGAGCCGGTCACCCGCCCGATGGAGCTGTATATCAATGGCGAACTCGTGAGTAAGTGGGATGAATGAGTTTAAGCGTTTTGAAGACCGGCTGACCGGACTGATTGAGTCGCTGTCACCGTCAGGGCGTCGGCGACTGAGTGCCGAACTGGCGAAACGTCTGCGGCAGAGTCAGCAGCGCCGGGTGATGGCACAGAAAGCCCCGGACGGCACACCCTACGCACCACGCCAGCAGCAGAGCGCCAGAAAAAAGACCGGTCGCGTTAAGCGAAAAATGTTTGCGAAACTTATCACCAGTCGTTTTTTGCATATCCGCGCCAGCCCGGAACAGGCATCAATGGAATTTTACGGCGGGAAGTCACCGAAAATAGCCAGTGTGCATCAGTTCGGTCTGTCGGAAGAAACCCGGAAAGACGGTAAGAAAATTGATTATCCGGCGCGTCCTCTGCTCGGCTTTACCGGTGAGGATGTGCAGATGATTGAAGAGATTATCCTGGCTCACCTCGACCGTTAGTTGTGCCATTCCCGACACCTCATCGTTACATTGCCGCCGGTATGACCCGGCGGCATCCTTCCCGTTATGAACACTCTCGCAAATATCCAGGAACTCGCGCGCGCACTGCGCAACATGATCCGCACCGGCCTTGTCGTCGAAACCAACCTTAAAGCCGGTCGCTGCCGTGTGCAGACCGGCGGCATGTGCACCGACTGGCTTCAGTGGCTGACCTGTCGTGCCGGGCGTTCGCGCACGTGGTGGGCACCTTCCGTGGGGGAACAGGTGCTGATTCTGGCCGTGGGCGGTGAACTCGACACGGCGTTCGTTCTGCCGGGGATTTATTCCGGTGATAACCCCGCGCCGTCTGCGTCGGCGGATGCCCTGCATATCCGTTTCCCTGACGGGGCGGTGATTGAGTATGAACCCGAAACCAGCGCACTCACGGTAAGCGGAATTAAAACGGCCAGCGTGACGGCTTCTGATTCTGTTACTGCCACGGTGCCGGTGGTCACGGTGAAAGCATCAACCCGCGTTACCCTGGACACACCGGAGGTGGTCTGCACCAACAGGCTGATTACCGGCACGCTGGAAGTGCAGAAGGGCGGGACGATGCGCGGCAACATTGAACACACCGGCGGTGAACTCTCATCAAACGGTAAGGTACTGCATACCCATAAACACCCCGGCGACAGCGGCGGCACAACCGGGAGCCCTCTATGACAGCGCGTTATCTCGGAATGAATCGCAGTGATGGCCTGACTGTCACTGACCTTGAGCATATCAGCCAGAGTATCGGCGATATCCTGCGCACACCGGTCGGCTCACGGGTGATGCGTCGTGATTACGGCTCGTTGCTGGCGTCAATGATTGACCAGCCGCAGACCCCGGCGCTTGAGTTGCAGATTAAGGTCGCCTGTTACATGGCGGTGCTGAAATGGGAACCCCGCGTCACCCTGTCATCCGTCACCACTGAGCGCAGTTTTGACGGGCGAATGACAGTTACGTTAACCGGCCAGCACAACGACACCGGCCAGCCACTTTCGTTAACCATCCCTGTGAGTTGAAACCATGCCGATTATCGACCTGAACCAGCTACCTGCACCGGATGTGGTCGAGGAGCTGGACTTTGAAACCATTCTTGCCGAACGCAAGGCGACACTGATTTCCCTTTACCCGGAAGACCAGCAGGAGGCGGTCGCCCGTACCCTGACGCTGGAATCTGAGCCTCTCGCCAAACTGCTGGAGGAAAATGCTTATCGTGAGCTTATCTGGCGTCAGCGTGTGAATGAGGCCGCACGGGCGGTGATGCTGGCCTGTGCCGCCGGTAATGACCTTGATGTGATTGGTGCCAATTACAACACCACGCGCCTGACTATCACCCCGGCAGATGATTCGACCATTCCGCCGACACCGGCAGTGATGGAATCTGACACCGATTATCGTCTGCGTATTCAGCAGGCGTTTGAGGGCTTAAGCGTCGCCGGGTCGGTGGGTGCTTATCAGTATCATGGTCGCAGTGCCGACGGGCGTGTCGCGGATATTCTGTACCAGTCCGTCTCCGGCCTGCGTCACCATCTCGTGCTGTCACGTGAAAATAACGGTGTGCATCCGAAGACTGCTGGCGGGTGCGTAACGCCCTTAATGGCGAGGACGTCAGGCCGGTGGCCGACCGCGTGACCGTGCAGTCTGCCGCCATGTTGAATACCAGATAAACGCCACGCTTTACCTTTACCCTGGTCCCGAAAGGAACCCATCCGCGCGCCGCCGTGAAAAAACTGGAAGCTAATCACGGCACAGCACCGGCTGGGGCGCGACATCCGTCTGTCTGCCATTTATGCCGCTTTGCATGTGGAAGGCGTGCAGCGTGTCGAACTGGCTGCACCGCTGGCCGACATCGTGCTCAACAATACGCAGGCGTCTTTCTGTACCGAATACAGCGTCGTGACCGGAGGCTCGGATGAGTGATTCGCGACTGCTGCCGACCGGCTCATCACCGCTTGAAGTCGCCGCCGCAAAAGCCTGTGCGGAAATTGAAAAAACGCCGGTCAGTATTCGTGAGCTGTGGAACCCGGATACCTGTCCGGCAAATCTGCTGCCGTGGCTGGCGTGGGCGTTTTCGGTCGACAGGTGGGATGAGAAGTGGCCGGAAGCGACAAAACGCGCCGTTATCCGCGATGCGTATTTCATCCACTGTCATAAAGGCACTATAGGTGCAATCCGGCGTGTGGTGGAGCCGCTCGGCTATCTCATCAACGTGACGGAGTGGTGGGAAAACAGTGACCCGCCCGGCACCTTCCGGCTTGATATTGGTGTACTGGAAAGTGGCATCACAGAGGCAATGTATCAGGAAATGGAACGGCTGATTGCTGATGCCAAACCTGCAAGCCGCCACCTTATTGGTCTGAACATTACCCGGGACATTCCCGGCTACCTGTTCGCCGGTGGTGTGGCTTACGACGGCGATGTAATTACGGTTTACCCCGGATAAGTGAGGAATAATGAGCACAAAATTCAGAACCGTTATCACCACTGCCGGTGCAGCAAAGCTGGCAGCGGCAACCGCACCGGGAGGGCGGAAGGTCAATATTACCACGATGGCCGTCGGGGATGGCGGGGGTAAATTGCCTGTCCCGGATGCCGGACAGACCGGGCTTATCCACGAAGTCTGGCGACATGCGCTGAACAAAATCAGCCAGGACAAACGAAACAGTAATTATATTATCGCAGAGCTGGTTATTCCGCCGGAGGTGGGCGGTTTCTGGATGCGTGAGCTTGGCCTGTACGATGATGCGGGAACTAATTGCCGTGGCGAACATGGCCGAAAGTTATAAGCCAGCCTTGCCGAAGGCTCAGGGCGTTCGCAGACCTGCGCATGGTCATCATCGTCAGCAGTGTGGCCTCAGTGGGCTGACCATTGACACCACAACGGTGATGGCACGCAGGATTACGTTGATGACAAAATTGCAGACATGAACAGTCACGACGTCACCCGACGCCTCGCTGACCGCAAAAGGTTTTACTCAGTTAAGCATGCGACCAACAGCACGTCTGAAACACTGGCCGCAACGCCGAAAGCGGTAAAGGCCGCGTATGACTTGCTAACGGGAAATAACGCCAGGAGCCACCAAGCGCGAAAAGGCCTTGTCCAGCTCAGTAGGCCACCAACAGCACGTCTGAAACGCTGCGCAACCCAAAGCGGTAAAGGCAGCATATGACCTGCTAACGGGAAATAACGCACAGGAGCCACCACGCGCGAAAAGGTCTTGTCCAGCTCAGTAGCGCACCAACAGCGATTCTGAAACGCTTGCGGCAACGCCAAAGGCGGTTAAGACAGCGTATGACCTTGCTAACGGGAAATACACTGCACAGGAGCCACCACGCGCGAAAGGTCTTGTCAGCTCAGTAGCGCCACCAACAGGATTCTGAAACGCTGGCGCAACATCAAAAGCGGTGAAGTCTGCCTATGACAATGCTGAAAAACGTCTTCAGAAAGATCAGAACGGTGCGGATATTCCGGGAAAGGATACCTTCACGAAAAATATCGGTGCCTGTCGTGCTTATAGCGGCGCTTTGAGCACTGAAGCCGGAAACTGGACAACCGCTCAGTTTATTGAATGGCTGGATTCCCGTGGTGCATTTAATCATCCGTACTGGATGTGCAAAGGCTCCTGGTCATATGCAAATAACAAAATCATTACGGATACCGGATGTGGTGATATCCACCTGGCTGGTTGTGTCGTCGAGGTCATGGGAACTAAATCTGCAATCACTATTCGAGTGACCACGCCGACAACATCAAGTGGTGGCGGTACAACCAGCGCGCAATTCACTTACATTAATCATGGGGACGGCTACTCCCCCGGCTGGCGTCGTGACTGGAATCGTCAGGGCGACGCAATGACCGGAACGATTAATCAGGATGGCGGAAGCCAGAATGCCTATATGTCTACGGCCTTATGTTCAGGCACCAGAGGCGGCAAAAAATATCTCAGAAAGTTTCGTGGTGGAGAAGGAGACACTATCTGGCATGAAACAGTACAGGGCGGGGTAATTCGCTGGGCGACAGGAAACTATGACGCTCAGGAAGAATTATCACTCAGCTCCGCTTATGGTCTCCGTTCAAGAGGTGAGATTACATCACTCAGTGCTAATGGTCTGCGCATTGCTTATGGCAATTATGGATTCTTTATCAGGAATGATGGCGGCAGCACATATTTTATGTTGACTAAATCAGGTGACAGATTAGGCAGTTATAATAATTTAAGACCGCTGATTATAAATGATGCCACGGGTGCTGTATCAATGGGGCATGGCCTGAATGTTACTGGTGATATTGTCTCAAGTACCAAAGTACGTGCCGGTAGCGGGAAAAAATTCACGGTCAGCAGCAGTAATACATCCACGAAGGAAGCCGCATTCAATTTGTGGGGAAACTCAAGTCGTCCGGTGGTGGCTGAATTAGGTGATGATGCAGGCTGGCATTTTTACAGTCAGAGAAATACAGATAACAGCATCACGTTTGCTGTTAACGGTCAGGTATCACCATCTAACTATAGTAATTTTGATTCACGCTATGTCCGGGATATCCGGCTTGGTGGTGCTGCCACATACAAACCTGCGAACAATGGCATGACATGGACACATCAGGCACCGTCCGGGTGTGTATATTCCGGCATTATTGTTCAGGATACCGGCTCAAACTCTGCCGATAACATTGGTGGCGTATATTACAGACCGGTGCAGAAATACATTAACGGGACTTGGTATAACGTGGCGCAGGTATAATTTATGCAGCATTTGATAAATATAACGGCAGGTAATCCAAAAACGGTTGAACAATATCAATTGACAAAGGATTTTGATGTTGTCTGGTTTTTTACAGAAGATGGTAAGAACTGGTACGAAGAACAAAAGTATTTTGCTGATGACACGATAAAAATAGCGTACGACAAAGATAATATCATCCGCTATGTGGAAAAGGATGTGACAGCTATCAGACCGGATGGATTAAGTGTGGTTGAAGTGGCGGATATTACTGCTAACCGACGGGCGGATATTTCAGGGGGCTGGATGTTTAAGGACGGCAAAGTGATTAAACGCATTTATACGGCAGATGAATTGCGGCGGCAGGCAGAAATTCGGAAAGTCAGACTTCTTGCAGATGCTGAATCCGTGATTTTGCCGCTGGAGCGCGCTGTCAGGCTGAACATGGCAACAGATGAGGAGCGTAGCCGACTGGAAGCATGGGAGCGTTACAGCGTTCTGGTCAGTCGTGTGGATCCTGCAAATCCTGAATGGCCGGAAATGCCGCAATAAGTTGTATGAGTTCTGGTGTGAGCTTACACATCTATGGCACAGAGTAAAGCCTAATCTGACAGTTCGCTCTGTGCCAGAAACAGACGTCACTTATATATTTCTGTATTAATCAATGAGGAAAGATTCAATTCTCTATAATGGAGGTTGCGTCCACTGTTTTCTCTAAGCAGACCAAGTTCCCTTAACGAAAAATTTAGTGTCAGAAACTAATATTGACAAAGAGGCAATGTTATATAGTATTAGTTTGATAACTAAAAATATAAGCCTGATTATCTCAAGCTTATATGGGTGATAAAGTTTCTAACTTAATTTGATTATAGAAGATACATTTCTTAATTATGACGCATTGATAATGGATTCAACTTCATTCAATAATGTCTGGTAGAACATTAAATCCAGTTGGTCGAAAAAAGGATAATCTTTGCTGATGAGAAACTAAATCTATCTTCACAATGTGATGATGGTTTTTTTTGATTTTTCTAGAGTACAATGAGTAAAAAAGATTTTCTGTGTTAATTTCCACAATGATTCCAGACATATCTAAGTCATAGCATTTTGCTAACGCTTTCAATTTTGGTGATATTTTGCTCTCTTTAAACTTTTCATTATATTCCGGTTGAAAATATCTTATCAAAGCGGCTTCGATTATATTAATGGCTTGATTTTTGTTTGGGTGATTTTTTAATGCAAACTTAAATCGCTTGTCATCGCTATCCGTATCATCAATTAATCCAGACCTCCCATCTAGAGATGAGAATACTTGTTCATGCTCAAAGGCATACATAAAAAGCATGATCTCTTGATCTGGCTTGTTATAAAGCGTTTGCGCCAATATTTTTTGTAATTTTGAATGACTCCTTAAACGTTCAACTGCATTCCTGCTACCATTTTTACCTACGGCTTGTCCAATATAAAGAACTTCATATGAGGACAGATCTGAATAGTAACCTAATTTACTTGAATATAAGGTGGCAATGAAAGATGCAGAGATGTAAGTTACCTCCTCCCCTTCATTATTTATACTAATAACTTCTCTGAATGGATAGTTACATATTACATCAGTTGCATCGTCTTCTAATATCCAGTTGTATTCAAAATGGAACTTGCTTTCTTTACCATCTATTTTGTACCCTATCTCTCCTGAGAGAATGTTTTTCTCATGATTAATTGTATTATCAATAAAATAAAAGCTTGGGCGAGCGCATATAAAGTATATATGGCATTTTGAAAGTTGTTTTTCTTGTTCTAAATTAATTTTTGCATCAGACGTTAGTTGCTGAGCAGTAAGCATCGCTGTAAAACTATTTAAGTATCCAAAAGCAAATTCGTGTATGAATTTTCTTTTCACTCGAAATATCCTCACTAGAAATGAATAATATTGGTTTTTCATGATAATACTCTATTGATCCTAGACTTACCATTTAAAAAACGAACTGACATGCTCCCGTTGATTAATAAGCTGTAAGGTTAGCAATTCTTTTGGCGTTGAGAACAACTGCGAACTTCCGTTCCTTGCTCAAAGCAGACTGTTAGATTTGATAGCGTTTGGGCTATGTAAGTAGCCAGTTGGAGAATGAGTGAGTGCAAATCAGGACTGGCGGGCGAATTGCCTGCATTTTCTTTATCTGTTGTTTCATCCACTGACCAGCCAGGTCAAATAGCGTCTTATGCTCTGCACAACAGAAAATAGTTGCACCCATTAACCACGGAGTTAAACGGATGAGTGACTATCATCATGGCGTGCAGGTGCTGGAGATTAACGACGGCACCCGCGTCATTTCCACCGTATCCACTGCCATTGTCGGCATGGTCTGCACGGCCAGCGATGCGGATGCGGAAACCTTCCCCCTCAATAAACCGGTGCTGATTACCAATGTGCAAAGCGCAATTGCAAAGGCCGGTAAAAAAGGCACGCTGGCGGCATCGTTGCAGGCCATCGCTGACCAGTCAAAACCGGTCACCGTTGTCGTGCGCGTGGAAGACGGCACCGGCGACGACGAAGAAACGAAACTCGCGCAGACCGTTTCCAATATCATCGGCACCACCGACGAAAACGGTCAGTACACCGGACTGAAAGCCCTGCTGGCGGTGGAGTCGGTAACCGGTGTTAAACCGCGTATTCTCGGTGTGCCGGGACTGGACACCAAAGAGGTGGCTGTTGCACTGGCATCAGTCTGTCAGAAGCTGCGCGCTTTCGGGTATATCAGCGCATGGGGCTGTAAAACCATTTCCGAGGTGAAAGCCTACCGCCAGAATTTCAGCCAGCGTGAGCTGATGGTCATCTGGCCGGATTTCCTCGCATGGGATACGGTCACCAGTACCACCGCCACCGCGTATGCCACCGCCCGTGCGCTGGGTCTGCGCGCTAAAATCGACCAGGAGCAGGGCTGGCATAAAACGCTGTCCAACGTCGGGGTAAACGGTGTTACCGGCATCAGCGCATCTGTATTCTGGGATTTGCAGGAGTCCGGCACCGATGCTGACCTGCTTAACGAGTCAGGCGTCACTACGCTGATTCGCCGCGACGGTTTCCGTTCTGGGGTAACCGTACCTGCTCTGATGACCCGCTGTTCCTCTTTGAAAACTATACCCGCACCGCGCAGGTGTGGCCGACACGATGGCTGAGGCGCACATGTGGGCGGTGGACAAGCCCATCACCGCAACGCTGATTCGCGACATCGTTGACGGCATCAATGCCAAATTTCGTGAGCTGAAAACAAACGGCTATATCGTGGATGCGACCTGCTGGTTCAGCGAAGAATCCAACGATGCGGAAACCCTCAAGGCCGGAAAACTGTATATCGACTATGACTATACCCCGGTGCCTCCTCTTGAAAACCTGACCCTGCGCCAGCGTATTACCGATAAATACCTGGCAAATCTGGTCACTTCGGTTAACAGCAATTAAGGAGCCTGACCGATGGCAATGCCGCGCAAACTCAAGTTAATGAACGTCTTTCTGAACGGCTACAGCTATCAGGGCGTTGCAAAGTCCGTCACGCTGCCAAAACTGACCCGTAAGCTCGAAAACTATCGCGGTGCGGGGATGAACGGCAGCGCACCGGTAGACCTCGGCCTTGATGACGATGCGCTGTCAATGGAGTGGTCGCTCGGTGGCTTCCCGGATTCGGTTATCTGGGAGCTTTACGCCGCAACCGGCGTGGATGCCGTCCCGATTCGTTTTGCAGGCTCTTACCAGCGTGACGATACCGGCGAAACGGTGGCCGTCGAGGTGGTCATGCGTGGACGTCAGAAAGAAATCGACACCGGCGAGGGTAAACAGGGAGAAGACACCGAGTCGAAAATCTCCGTGGTCTGCACCTATTTCCGGCTGACGATGGACGGTAAGGAGCTGGTCGAAATCGACACCATCAACATGATTGAGAAGGTGAACGGCGTCGACCGGCTGGAGCAACACCGCCGCAATATCGGCCTGTGATTTTCATCCGGTCAGCCTGGCTGACCGGTTAACCCCGATTCATAAGTGAGAAAACCATGAACAAAGAAAATGTGATTACCCTGGACAATCCGGTCAAACGTGGTGAGCAGGTCATCGAACAGGTCACGCTGATGAAACCCAGTGCCGGGACGCTGCGCGGTGTCAGTCTGGCAGCGGTCGCAAACTCCGAAGTCGATGCACTGATTAAGGTGTTGCCGCGCATGACGGCACCGATGCTGACCGAGCAGGAAGTCGCCGCACTGGAACTGCCTGACCTTGTGGCGCTGGCCGGTAAGGTGGTCGGTTTTTTGTCGCCGAACTCGGTGCAGTGACGTTTCCGAAAAATCTCTCGGTCGATGACCTGATGGCGGATGTGGCAGTGATATTTCACTGGCCGCCATCAGAACTGTATCCCATGAGCCTGACCGAACTCATCACATGGCGCGAAAAGGCGCTCCGGCGAAGCGGAAACACGAATGAGTAACAATGTAAAATTACAGGTATTGCTCAGGGCTGTTGACCAGGCATCCCGCCCGTTTAAATCCATCCGCACAGCGAGCAAATCGCTGTCGGGGGATATCCGGGACACACAAAAATCACTGCGCGAGCTGAACGGTCACGCATCCCGTATTGAGGGATTTCGCAAGACCAGTGCACAGCTCGCCGTGACTGGTCATGCACTTGAAAAGGCACGGCAGGAGGCCGAAGCCCTTGCCACACAGTTTAAAAACACCGAACGTCCGACACGTGCTCAGGCGAAAGTGCTGGAATCCGCGAAGCGTGCGGCGGAGGACTTACAGGCGAAATATAACCGCCTGACGGATTCCGTTAAACGCCAGCAGCGGGAACTGGCCGTTGTGGGAATTAATACCCGCAATCTTGCACATGATGAGCAGGGACTGAAAAACCGTATCAGTGAAACCACCGCACAGCTTAACCGTCAGCGCGACGCACTGGCGCGTGTCAGTGCACAACAGGCAAAACTTAACGCAGTAAAACAGCGTTATCAGGCCGGAAAAGAACTGGCCGGAAATATGGCCTCAGTGGGCGCTGCCGGTGTGGGGATTGCTGCTGCGGGAACGATGGTCGGTGTTAAGCTGCTGATGCCCGGTTATGAGTTTGCGCAGAAAAACTCAGAATTGCAGGCTGTGCTCGGTGTGGCAAAAGACTCCGCCGAAATGGCCGCATTACGCAAACAGGCGCGCCAGCTCGGCGACAATACCGCCGCCTCGGCAGATGATGCAGCCGGTGCGCAGATTATTATTGCGAAAGCCGGTGGGGATGTTGATGCCATTCAGGCGGCAACGCCGGTCACGTTGAATATGGCGCTGGCGAACCGTCGCACGATGGAAGAAAACGCCGCCCTGCTGATGGGGATGAAATCCGCCTTTCAGCTTTCAAACGATAAGGTCGCTCATATCGGGGATGTTCTCTCCATGACGATGAACAAAACCGCCGCCGATTTTGACGGCATGAGCGATGCGCTGACCTATGCCGCACCTGTGGCAAAAAATGCCGGTGTCAGCATTGAAGAAACCGCCGCAATGGTCGGGGCGCTGCATGATGCAAAAATTACCGGTTCAATGGCGGGGACGGGAAGCCGTGCCGTGTTAAGCCGCCTGCAGGCACCGACGGGAAAAGCATGGGATGCACTCAAAGAGCTTGGAGTGAAAACCTCAGACAGCAAGGGAAACACCCGGCCAATATTTACCATTCTGAAAGAAATGCAGGCCAGTTTTGAGAAAAACCGGCTCGGTACTGCCCAGCAGGCTGAATACATGAAAACCATTTTCGGGGAGGAGGCCAGCTCAGCCGCCGCTGTGCTGATGACTGCCGCCTCAACCGGAAAGCTGGACAAACTGACCGCTGCGTTTAAAGCCTCAGACGGGAAGACCGCAGAGCTGGTAAATATCATGCAGGACAACCTCGGCGGTGACTTTAAGGAGTTTCAGTCCGCTTATGAGGCGGTGGGGACTGACCTGTTTGACCAGCAGGAAGGCGCACTGCGTAAGCTCACGCAGACGGCCACAAAGTATGTGTTAAAACTCGACGGCTGGATCCAGAAAAACAAATCACTGGCGTCAACCATCGGCATCATTGTCGGTGGTGCACTGGCACTGATTGGTGTCATCGGTGCCATTGGCCTCGTAGCCTGGCCGGTTATCACCGGCATCAATGCCATCATCGCGGCAGCAGGCGCAATGGGGGCAATCTTCACGACGGTTGGCAGTGCTGTTATGACGGCCATCGGGGCGATTAGCTGGCCGGTTGTGGCCGTGGTGGCCGCCATTGTCGCCGGGGCGTTGCTTATCCGTAAATACTGGGAGCCTGTCAGCGCATTCTTTGGCGGTGTGGTGGAAGGGCTGAAAGCGGCATTTGCGCCGGTGGGGGAACTATTCACGCCACTTAAACCGGTGTTTGACTGGCTGGGTGAAAAGTTACAGGCCGCGTGGCAGTGGTTTAAAAACCTGATTGCCCCGGTCAAAGCCACCCAGGACACCCTGAACCGTTGCCGTGACACGGGCGTCATGTTCGGGCAGGCACTGGCTGACGCGCTGATGCTGCCGCTTAATGCGTTCAACAAACTGCGCAGTGGTATTGACTGGGTACTGGAAAAACTCGGCGTCATCAACAAAGAGTCAGACACACTTGACCAGACCGCCGCCAGAACTCAAGCCGCCACGTATGGCAGCGGTGGTTATATTCCGGCGACCAGCTCTTATGCAGGTTATCAGGCTTATCAGCCGGTCACGGCACCGGCTGGCCGCTCTTATGTAGACCAGAGTAAAAACGAATATCACATCAGCCTGACGGGTGGTACTGCGCCGGGGACACAGCTCGACCGCCAGTTACAGGATGCGCTCGAAAAATACGAGCGGGATAAACGTGCGCGCGCCCGTGCCAGCATGATGCATGACGGTTAAGGAGGTGACGAAAAATGATGCTCGCGTTAGGTATGTTTGTTTTTATGCGCCAGACGCTGCCACACCAGACCATGCAGCGTGAATCAGATTATCGCTGGCCGTCAAATTCCCGTATCGGTAAACGGGACGCTTTTCAGTTTCTCGGTGTGGGTGAGGAAAACATCACGCTTGCCGGTGTGCTTTATCCCGAACTGACCGGCGGCAAGCTGACGATGACCACGCTCAGGCTGATGGCAGAGGAGGGGCGGGCGTGGCCGTTGCTGGATGGCACCGGCATGATTTACGGCATGTATGTCATCAGCAAGGTGAGTGAAGCAGGGAGTATTTTCTTTGCAGACGGCACACCCCGAAAAATTGATTTTACGCTGTCGCTTACCCGCGTTGATGAATCACTGGCCGCGCTTTATGGCGATATCGGTAAACAGGCGGAATCGCTCATCGGTAAGGCTGGCAGTATGGCGACTAAATTCACGGGTATGACGGGGGCGGGATAATGCTGGATGCACTGACATTTGATGCAGGCAGTACGCTGACGCCGGATTACATGCTGATGCTCGACAGCAGGGATATTACCGGCAATATCAGCGACCGTCTGATGAGCATGACCCTGACGGATAACCGGGGCTTTGAGGCTGACCAGCTTGATATTGAACTGAACGACGCCGACGGGCAGGTCGGGCTGCCGATTCGTGGCGCTGTCCTGACGGTGTATATCGGCTGGAAAGGTTTTGCCCTGGTATGCAAAGGGAAATTTACCGTTGATGAGGTTGAACACCGGGGCGCGCCGGATGTGGTTACCATCCGCGCCCGGAGTGCAGATTTTCGTGGCACGCTCAATTCCCGCCGGGAAGGCTCCTGGCATGACACCACACTCGGTGCGATTGTTGAGGCGATAGCCTGTCGTAACAAGCTGGAAGCCAGTGTCGCTCCGTCACTGGCCGGAATTAAAATCCCGCACATCGACCAGTCGCAGGAGTCTGATGCGAAATTCCTGACCCGTCTTGCTGAACGCAACGGCGGTGAGGTGTCGGTAAAAATGGGAAAACTGTTGTTTCTCAAAGCGGGGCAGGGGGTGACGGCCAGTGGTAAAAAAATCCCGCAGATTACCATCACCCGCAGCGACGGCGACCGCCATCATTTTGCGATTGCTGACCGTGGAGCCTACACCGGTGTAACGGCAAAGTGGTTACACACCAAAGACCCGAAGCCACAAAAGCAGAAGGTAAAACTGAAACGCAAAAAGAAAGAGAAACACCTGCGCGCACTGGAGCACCCGAAAGCGAAACCGGTCAGGCAGAAGAAAGCGCCAAAAGTACCGGAAGCGCGCGAAGGTGAATACATGGCAGGTGAGGCTGACAACGTTTTTGCCCTGACCACGGTATATGCCACGAAAGCGCAGGCCATGCGCGCCGCTCAGGCGAAGTGGGATAAGCTGCAACGGGGCGTTGCGGAGTTCTCCATCAGTCTGGCTACTGGTCGGGCAGATATTTACACGGAAACGCCGGTCAAAGTATCAGGCTTTAAGCGCGTCATAGACGAGCAGGACTGGACAATCACTAAGGTGACACATTTTCTGAATAACAGCGGCTTCACGACGTCCCTGGAGCTTGAGGTCAGGCTTTCTGATGTGAAGTACGAAACAGAAGATGATGAGTGATGTTTTGTTTTTATCTGTTTGTTTTATAAGGATAAATTAACTAAAATGGCACCATCAACAAAACCGGAAGAGGTGCTCGCGATGTTTCATTGTCCTTTATGCCAGCATGCCGCACATGCGCGTACAAGTCGCTATATCACTGACACGACAAAAGAGCGTTATCACCAGTGTCAGAACGTGAATTGCAGCGCCACGTTCATCACTTATGAGTCGGTACAGCGATACATCGTGAAGCCGGGAGAAGTCCACGCTGTAAGACCGCACCCGTTGCCGTCAGGGCAGCAAATTATGTGGATGTGATCACAAAAATAGCCCCTCAGTTAAGGGGCTTTATTTATGGTCGATGTGGACGCTATGTGGACAGTGCTTGATATAAATCCATTTATATCATCAGGTTAGGTGCTTTTTTGTGACACCATCCCTGTCTTCCCCCACATGATGTGGGGTTTTTTTTTATCCTCAATTTGCCTGCTGCTTAATGCATTGCAGATGATTTGCTTCCGTTATACTAGCGTCAGTTGATAGCGGGAGTATTTATGAATCAATCTTATGGACGGCTGGTCAGTTGGGCGGCGATTGCTGCGACGGCGATGGCTTCGTTGCTATTGCTGATTAAAATTTTTGCATGGTGGTATACCGGGTCGGTGAGTATTCTCGCCGCGCTGGTGGATTCGCTGGTGGATATCGGCGCGTCGTTGACGAATTTATTGGTGGTGCGATATTCCCTGCAACCTGCCGACGATAATCACTCGTTTGGTCACGGTAAAGCTGAGTCCCTCGCGGCGCTGGCGCAAAGTATGTTTATCTCCGGTTCGGCACTATTCCTGTTTTTGACGGGTATTCAACATCTGATATCTCCAACACCGATGACAGATCCAGGCGTCGGGGTTATCGTGACAATTGTGGCGCTAATTTGTACGATTATCCTTGTCTCGTTTCAGCGTTGGGTGGTGAGGCGGACGCAAAGCCAGGCGGTGCGGGCTGATATGCTACATTACCAGTCTGATGTTATGATGAACGGCGCAATTCTGCTGGCGCTGGGGTTGTCCTGGTACGGCTGGCATCGCGCCGATGCTCTGTTTGCATTGGGAATCGGCATCTATATTTTATATAGCGCGTTACGCATGGGATATGAGGCGGTACAGTCATTACTGGATCGCGCATTGCCTGATGAGGAACGGCAAGAAATTATTGATATCGTGACTTCCTGGCCGGGTGTTAGCGGCGCTCACGATCTTCGCACGCGGCAGTCAGGGCCGACCCGCTTTATTCAGATTCATTTGGAAATGGAAGACTCTCTGCCTTTGGTTCAGGCACATATGGTGGCGGATCAGGTAGAGCAGGCTATTTTACGGCGTTTTCCGGGATCGGATGTAATTATCCATCAGGACCCCTGTTCCGTCGTACCCAGGGAGGGTAAACGGTCTATGCTTTCATAATCAGTATAAAAGAGAGCCAGACCCGCATTTTGTGTATAAAATACCGCCATTTGGCCTGACCTGAATCAATTCAGCAGGAAGTGATTGTTATACTATTTGCACATTCGTTGGATCACTTCGATGTGCAAGAAGACTTCCGGCAACAGATTTCATTTTGCATTCCAAAGTTCAGAGGTAGTCATGATTAAGAAAATCGGTGTGTTGACAAGCGGCGGTGATGCGCCAGGCATGAACGCCGCAATTCGCGGGGTTGTTCGTTCTGCGCTGACAGAAGGTCTGGAAGTAATGGGTATTTATGACGGCTATCTGGGTCTGTATGAAGACCGTATGGTACAGCTAGACCGTTACAGCGTGTCTGACATGATCAACCGTGGCGGTACGTTCCTCGGTTCTGCGCGTTTCCCGGAATTCCGCGACGAGAACATCCGCGCCGTGGCTATCGAAAACCTGAAAAAACGTGGTATCGACGCGCTGGTGGTTATCGGCGGTGACGGTTCCTACATGGGTGCAATGCGTCTGACCGAAATGGGCTTCCCGTGCATCGGTCTGCCGGGCACTATCGACAACGACATCAAAGGCACTGACTACACTATCGGTTTCTTCACTGCGCTGAGCACCGTTGTAGAAGCGATCGACCGTCTGCGTGACACCTCTTCTTCTCACCAGCGTATTTCCGTGGTGGAAGTGATGGGCCGTTATTGTGGCGATCTGACCCTGGCTGCGGCCATTGCCGGTGGCTGTGAATTCGTTGTGGTTCCGGAAGTTGAATTCAGCCGTGAAGATCTGGTAAACGAAATCAAAGCGGGTATCGCGAAAGGTAAAAAACACGCGATCGTGGCGATTACCGAACATATGTGTGATGTTGACGAACTGGCGCATTTCATCGAGAAAGAAACCGGTCGTGAAACCCGCGCAACTGTGCTGGGCCACATCCAGCGCGGTGGTTCTCCGGTGCCTTACGACCGTATTCTGGCTTCCCGTATGGGCGCTTACGCTATCGATCTGCTGCTGGCAGGTTACGGCGGTCGTTGCGTAGGTATCCAGAACGAACAGCTGGTTCACCACGACATCATCGACGCTATCGAAAACATGAAGCGTCCGTTCAAAGGCGACTGGCTGGACTGCGCGAAAAAACTGTATTAATGATTTCGGAAAAAGGCAGATTCCTTTAGCCTGAAACCGATGACAGAAGCAAAAATGCCTGATGCGCTTCGCTTATCAGGCCTTGTATTATCCCTCCAGTGCAGAGAAAATCGGCCAGTTTTCTCTGCCTGCAGTCCGCATGCCGTATCGGGCCTTGGGTTCTAACCTGTTGCGTAGATTTATGCAGCGGACTGCCTTTCTCCCAAAGTGATAAACCGGACAGTATCATGGACCGGTTTTCCCGGTAATCCGTATTTGCAAGGTTGGTTTCACTATGGAACATGAACTTCATTATATCGGTATCGACACCGCTAAAGAGAAACTGGATG